TGTAGAGACATTCTGTAAGACGCAATAAATTGCGTCTCTACACAGGCGCTGGCTAAGACAATTCCTAATAGGCATAGTTCTCCGTAGAGACGCAATTCATTGCGTCTTGTAAATTATGGTCCTCCTTTTTGCCGGCGCGAATACCCAACTAGGTATGTGTAAATTTTGATTATATCGTTTGTAGAGACATTCTGTAAGACGCAATAAATTGCGTCTCTACACAGGCGCTGGCTAAGACGATCCTAATAGACATAATTTTCCGTAGAGACGCAATTTATGGCATCTTGTAAAATTGAACGAATCACATACTCACGCATAGGAATTTTAATCACATACTCGCTTACGCGACTTTACTTTTTATCTTTTACCTTGAAATCATGGATTAGACATTCTGTAAGACGCAATAAATTGCGTCTCTACACAGGCGCTGGCTAAGAAGATTCCTAATAGACATAATTTTCCGTAGAGACGCAATTCATGGCATCTTGTAAATTGAACGAATCACATACTCACGCATAGGAATTTTAATCACATACTCGCTTACGTGACTTTACTTTTTACTTTTTATCTTTTACCTTGAAATCATGGATGAGACCCTTTGTAAGACGCAATAAATTGCGTCTCTACACAGGCGCTGGCTAAGACAATTCCTAATGGACATAGTTTTCCGTAGAGACGCAATTCATGGCATCTTGTAAATTGAACGAATCACACACTCACGCATAGGAATTTTAATCACATACTCGCTTACGCGACTTTACTATTATTCACTATTCACTTTTCATTTTTCACTTAACTTATGGATGAGGCTTTAGAAATACTTTGGTCATACGCTCGTCGTGAGCCTTTGGATAGCAATGGAGAGACTGTTGTCCCTACCATCAACAATAGTATTGCCGCTATCCGTATCATTATGCGCTTAGAAGGATGGGCGATGGGAAGTGAAAAGCGAAAAATCCCTAATAAACCAACACGTGATTGTAGGGGCAAAGTCCGCGAGAGCGGAGCAGGTGAGCGATTCACCCAATACAATACAGGCAACAACAATTCTTGTTGTCGTGAACTTGTAGCTCGTACTGATGATAGCGTTTGTAACTCTCTTATAGAAGCCAAAGGCTCCACTCTTGGTAGGCACGAGCTGCAAGCTCGCGCCAGCATGGGCAACAATGATGATGACAACAATTACACCTCCGAAGCCTTCGCCTGCTTAGCAGCCTCCGCTCCTTCGGAGAGAGGGTTGGGGGAGAGGAACCTCCTTTCCTTTACCCGCTATACACTCCCTTTTTTTATCCCTGCGCCTTTTCATGTTGCCTATTACGAGGTACTTACTCGTTTTGCCATGGGAGAAATCAAAAAGCTCATGATTACCATGCCTCCCCAACATGGAAAGAGTGAGGGAGCAACACGAAGATTACCTGCTTTTGTCTTAGGACAAGACCCTGATAAGCGTGTTGCTATTGTCTCCTACAACGCTACCAAAGCCCGCAAGTTCAACCGCGAACTCCAACGTATCATGGACGATGATAGGTATTATGAGCTGTTTCCACAAACACTCCTTGCAGGACAAGCAAGCTGCCAAGAACAGGGCAAACGCAGTCGTAACTATGCCCGTAATGCTGACGAATGTGAGATGGTAGGCTATCAGGGAAGTTTCAAAACGATAGGTGTAGGCGGCTCTCTTACGGGAGAACCTGTGGATATGCTCATCATGGATGACTTGTATAAGGATGCCGCTTCGGCTTGGTCGCCTGTTATTCGGCAGAATGTAGCCGACTGGTACGATACGGTAGCCTCTACACGACTGCATAATGATAGCCAACAACTGATGGTCTTTACTCGTTGGCACATGGAAGACTTAGCGGGCAGACTCTTAGAACAAGAAGGAGTATATGACCCCATAGACAACCCACAAGGTTGGACACTCATCAGCTTCCCTGCCATACAGAACAAGCCACCAAGTGAACTAGACCCCAGAACAGAGGGCGAACCCCTATGGCCTGAAAGACATAGTTTGACCAAACTCCTAGAAATCAAGGAACGTACCCCTACTGTCTTTGAAAGTATGTACCAGCAGAATCCACAACCTTCACAAGGACTGATGTACGAGGAGTTTACTTGTTATACAGAATTGCCTTATCG